AAGGCTGCGGTGGGGTTGTAGAACTGGCGGCTCAGTTCCGCGTAGAGGTCATCGCCGCTCATGCGGAGCAGGGCGCTGGCGTTGTGCTGCCCGTCCCGCATCAGGCATTCGATGCCCAGGTCGCGCAGGCTCATGCCCTGCAGCTGACGTGCGCCGGGGGTGGGGTTCTCCACCGCCACGCGGGAGCACCGAAGCAGGAGAGCGTCGGAGGCGTCTCTGCGGAATTCGTCTTCTCCGGAGCCGGTCACCTGGACGCTGGTGGACAGGGGGGCGCGGTTCGTGCGGAGCTGTTCGAGGATCGCCGCCCTGACCTGATCCACGGTGGTGCCGTTGGAGATGTAGTCCGCCGGGTCTACGCCGAAGTCCCGGCACATGGCGGTGATGTCGGTGATGCGGGTGCGCTCTGCCTCGACGGCTCTCTGGGCGTCAGTGGGGGTGCCCTCCGGTGCGGGAGTGCCCTCCGGGTTGGTGCCAGTGGCCTGCCGCTGCTGCTGGGCCTCCTCGGCGGCAATCTCGGCGGTCAGGGTGTCGATCTCCCTCTGCAGGGTGTCAAATTCACTCTGCTCCTCCGTGGTGAGGGAGCGGTTCGCCGCCTTGGCTGCGTTCACCAGCTGCTGCTGGCGAGCGATTTTGGCGGCTCTCTTCTGCTGCTTGTTCATAGCATTTACCTCCTGCTGTTGTTCAGATTGATTTGAAGTTGGCTTTCGAAGACGGCCAGCGGGATTTCTCTGGGTTGCTCCGCCTCTCGGCCCACGCCGACCGTTTCGTCAGCCGGTACCGAGACGATGGAAATTTCGAGGGGGCACCACTTCCTCGCAATTTCGCATGGCCCTGTGAATCTGCCGTCTGCGCTGGTCTTCCCAGCCAGGACTTCCTCCAGTGAATCGATGCGGTATCCAACAGAGACTCCCTTCAGGGTCTCGCTCCGCACCTTTTGGTAGATGACTTCGGATTCGGCGTCGGTGTCGAATTCCACCTCTGCGTACCCTCTGTATTCCTCCACCCAGGCCCGGTTGATCTTTCCGACCACCCTGTCCCTGTTGTGGTTAAAGAGTAGGCACCCGATGTCGTTCAGCCGGGTGAGGTCAACGGCTCCGGGGCTGTGGTCGAGGATTTCCACTCCGAACCACCGCGTCACGGGCTGCTCCGAAGAAAAGGACAGGATGAACTTCCGCTCATTGCCCTCGCCGTCCATTCGCTGCAGTGTGCCGTAGCGGCGGAGGTTATTCATCTTCGCCTTCTCCGCCGCTCTCACCGACTCCGGGCTGCTGTTCTCCAGCTCCCGGCTCCGAAGGGGGAAGGGCGGGGGCGGTGCCTGCGGCACCTTGGCCTGCTGCCGGAGGCTCTTCCTCATCGGCGTAGAGGCCGTCTGTCTTTTTCTGTCCAAGGATTACACCTCCCAGGTCGATTCCGTGTTCGTCACGGGCGTATTTGATTACCTCGCAGATGTCATCGATCTGCTTTCTCCAGTCCTGGCCGTTTTCGGCGGCGATCTGCTTGAAGGTCTTCTGGCCTGTCTGCAGGGCTGTCTTCGTGGCCACGGTTTCTTTGTTGGGGTCGATCCAGTCCTTCGGGGGCTTGGTGAAGGAGTGGGAAAAATACCGATCCTTATCCCTCCAGAAGTCCCGAATGTTCAGTGCCCCGGCCAGGACGGCTGAAATGATGAAGGTCTCGTAGATCTCGTCGAGGACGTCGGCCAGAAGCTCGTCTTCCTCCGCGTAGGTCATGCTGTCCTCGATCAAGCCCTGGCGGGCGCTGGAGTAGTTGGCCTCGCTCATGTCACGGGCGGTCGCCTCATAGCTGATGCCCTGGCCTGCTCCGATGAGCCGCTGCTGCAGTTTGATATAGCTGGCGGCGTCGGTGGCCTGCCCCTGGGGGTTGACCACCTGGATTTCATCGCCTGCGTTCATCTCCTTGATCATGCCGGGGGAGATGGTCTTCCCGTCGTAGGTGTGCCGGGGGCCGGATGGGGCGCTGCCCCGCCCAATGCCTGCGGTCGGGATAGCCCTCTTGATAAAGACCGAGAGGCAGGCCTCAATCCGCTGCTTGACTGAAACGGCCACCATGAATTCGTTTGCGTCCCGGATGCGGGTGACCGTCTGGCTCATGTCGCTCATCTCCCGAAGCTGGGAGGGGCGGCGCTTGCTGAAGTAGAAGATCACGTCGTTGGCGTCGAGGTAGATCGGGTCGATGGTGGTCATGCCGTCCAGGGTGTACTGCCTGATCCAATAGCCGACGGGGGCGTTGTACCGGTTGTACTCAATGCCGCCGACCACTCGGTTCCCCTTGTGCTTTGGGGCGACCTGGGAGGCGTCCAGCTCATCCACCTCGAACATTTGGAGCTTGAAGGGGAGGACGCCGCCTGCGGTGTATCGCTTCACAAAAATGATTCCGCCGTCTACCTTCTTCCTGCGGACGGCCATGCGGAGGATCTGATTCAGGCTCTGGGTGCCGGTGACGTCGCAGTTCCTCTTTTTGCACCAAACTTTCCACAGCTTTTCGATCTCCCTGTTGAGATCGGTGTCTCCGGTCTCCGCCTGAAGCACCAGGCCCTTGCCGACCACGTTCCGAACGAAGGGGCCGATCACGGAATTCATCATGTCGCTGTTGCGCTCCAGGTCTCTCGACCTGGCCCGGACAACGTCCCGACTGTACCGGTCGGTGTATTCGGCGCTCTGGTTGGTGGCGTACCAGCCGTTGTTGAGCCGCCGGTGGTCTCCGGCATCGTAGTGGCGCTGCTCCGCCAGGACTTGCCGCCATGCCTCGCGTCTGGCCCCTGCCTCTGGGCTGATCCAGCCGATGATTGTGTCCAGCCAGTTCATCCCATCACCTCCCCTCGAAAAAAGCGACGTAGGTGTTGTCCAGCAGATGGCTGTTGCCCTCGCTGGCGATCTGTGCTTCGAGATCGTCCCGCATGGCCCGAAGCAGGGCGAGGTCTGCCCTGGTCAGGCTCCGGGAGCCGATTTTATAGCTCTGTCCGCCCAGGAGGACGGCCTGGATGGCCTTGTTCACTTCCTGGAGCCTCTGCTGGGGCGTGTAGTCATTGTCCATGCCTTATCCCTCCGATAACCAGCCGTCGTTCTGGCCGATCCAGTTTTCCTCCGGCGTGGGAGCCGGTTCCTTTTGTGCCTCCGCCCTGGGCGGCATCTCCAGTTCCTCCAGGTGGAAGGTGCGAGCGCCGAGCATATCGGCGGCGCACATGGCGTAAACCTCGCAGTCCAGCAGATGGTTGTCCGCGTGGGAAGTCTTGAGTACCCATGCCTGGATGGTGCGCTGGCCGCTCTTGACGTTGACCTTGTGCTCTGCGGTCACCTGCTCCGCATACTCCCGGTCGCAGCCCCGGTAGACCATCCAGCTGCCGGTGCCGTTCCTTTTCCGCATACGGCCTGCGATCATGTCCTTGTACTTCCCGGTGTCGATGATGGCCAGCTGCATTCCGTAGGCTCTGCTGTCGGTCTTGTTCACCTTGGAGATCCTGAAGTGGGTATCCATCGGGTGGGACGATCCCTTGCTGGGCAGCGCCCAGTCTGCGTTGCTGGCGCAGAAGTCGTAGACCAGGTCGGTGTTGTCGCCGCTGTCCACCAGGGCCAGGGAGACCACCAGCGGCTCCCCGCTTTCCTCCCTGGCGTACTGCAGGTTCATGATCCGCTCAATCTCCGCGAAATTGTAGACCTGCCCGTGGGCGATGTTCTGGGAGGTCAGGTAATTCCCCCAGGCTCGGATGGTGTAGTAGATGCTGGTCTCCTGGACGTCGATTCCGGCGGTCAGGAGCCGTGCCCACTTGGGGACGATGAACTCCGGCAGCGTGGTCTGCCGCTCCAGGACGAGGTCGGCGTTGGTCTTCAACTTTGTGTCCTCCCACGGCTCCGCGAGCCAGCTGTTGGTGAAGTTCTGGAAGAGGTCGGGGTCATCCTTGCTGGTGAGGAACGCCTTGACCATCTCCGAAAATCGGACGAATGGGCTGTAGAGGGTATTGATCCAGAAGGCCACCTTGCGGGGGAACTGGGTCTTTTCCTCCACTGTGCGCCACTCCCCATGGCGGAGCATCTCCGGCTTGTGCCGGTCGGTAATGATGCCGTGGCAGTTCTGGCATTCATAAACGGCGAACTCTGCCCGGTCTGCGTAGGTCATGCCGTCTTCGTTCGGAAATTTGACCTGCTGCCAGACCAGTTCGATGTACTCCCCGCAATGGGGGCAGGGCACGAAATAATGCCGGATTTGGTCTGCGGCCTCCATGGCTTTCCAGATGTGCCCGGTCTTCAGGGTGGGGGTGGAGGTCTTGAAGATCTTCCGGTTGCGGAAGGTCTTCGTCCGCTCCGTGGCCAGTGAGATGGGGTCGGACTCCTTCTTCGATGCGCCGGGGTATTTGTCCACCTCATCCAGGAAGAGGTTCCGAATGGGGCGGCTGGCCAGCTGCGATGGGCTGTTGGAGCCGACGATGACCAGGTACATCCCATCAAACTGAAGCTCCGAAACGGAGGAATCGCTCTCATGGTACCGGCGCTTCAGCTCCGGCGAGGCGTTGAGCATTGGGTCGATGCGGTTCTTTTTGATGCTCTCCCCCAGGGTGTCCGAGGGGTAGACCACCATGGTGGGCGATGGGTCTTGCTGGATGATCCGTCCGATGCTGTTCAGGATGGTCTCTGTTCCGCCCACCTGCGTAGGCTTCACAAAGATGACCTCCTCCGTCTCGTAGTTGCATAGCTCATCCATGATGCCTACGAGGTAGGGGGTTTTGTCGTTCCGCCAGGGGCCGGGGCTTCCTGACGTCTTCGCGTCCAGGACGCGGTATCGCTCTGCCCATTCGGAGACGGTCAAATCCTCCGGCGGCTGCAGGGAAGCGAGGGCCTGCTTCTGGTAGGGGGTGACCGGGTATTTTCGGAAGCGGAGGCCCTTACTTCTTCGTCCCATCGACGGCACCTCCCGGCTCCGTCACGCCAGCCACCACGAAAGCGGTTAGAATCCGCCGAATCTCCCCCTGGATTGCCTTTTCAATCCGGCGCACCTCCACGGGTTCTGCATAGCCGTTGATCATGTCGGCCACCCTGGCCGGGATCGCCATGGCGAAATTCTTAAAAGTCACGAAGAAGCGGGTGTAGTCGAGGATGACTTCCTCCACCGAGATGTACTTCCCGGCGGCGATGTCCGTCCGCAGCCGGTGCAGTTCTCCCTGGCTCTCCTTGAGGGCGATCTCCGCCCTCATTTTTTGCTCCCGCAGCTCGTTCTCTTTTTCGGAGCGGTTCTTCCCGTAGGCCTTGTCCGAGAGGTACTTGACGTAGCTCTGGATCGTAGGCACCAGGTCGTATCTCCGCCCCTCCACGGTCTCCGTGGTGGGCAGCACTCCCTCCTGGGTCAGCTGCTGGATGCGGCGGACGGTGACGCCGAAAAGCTGGGCGATGATCTCTACCCGGTAATATCCGCCGCCTGCTACTTTTCCGTTGTTATCCAAATAAAGCGCCCCCCCCCGCAATTCAAGGGTTAGTTCGTCGGTGGTCATGTTGCGGCCCTCCCGCTGAAGCTCTGCAAATCACCCATTGACCAGCACCGCCCTTTCTCCGGTGAACTGCTCCCACCGCTGGACAATGACGTCCGCGTTCCTGGGGTCGTACTCCATGAGGTAGGCGGTGCGGCCCAGTTGCTCTGCCGCGATGAGGGTGGTGCCGCTGCCTCCGAAGAAGTCACCCACGGCCCAGCCGGGGCGGCTGGAGTTGTTCATCAACCGTCCCACCAGCGGGATGGGCTTCATGGTTGGGTGCAGGGCGTTGCGGGTGGGCTTATTTTCATAGTGGACGGTGGTCTGGTCTTTGTAGTCCCGGAAGATCTTCTCAATGAGGGCCAGCAGCTGCTGCTTGTTCATCTTCTTCAGTTCCAGTTCATCCTCCAGGATGACTGTGTCCTGGGTGCGGTCGTTCACGAAGTAGTGCGCCGCTCCCTCTTTCCACCCGTAGAGGATTGGTTCATGCCGCCACTGGTAGTCGCTCCGGCCCATGACGAAGGCGTTCTTCTCCCAGACCAGGCATTGCGAGAGCTTTAGGCCTGCGTCAGCGTATGCCTGCCGGAACTGCAGGCCGGTGCTTTCGGCGTGGAAGACGTAGATGGCGGCTCCGGGCCGCATGGCCTCATTGAAGTTCTGGAATGCCGCCAGCAGGAAGCTGTAAAAACTGCCGGTGTCCATGTGGTCGTTTTCGATGGTGCTGTTCTTCCGACTCCCTTCCTGCCCCAGGTAGGCTTCGAGGAACTCCGTCTTTGCGCCGTAGTCCACATTGTAGGGCGGGTCGGTGATCACCAGGTCGAGTTTCTCCCCGGAGAGTAGCTGCGCCACGTCATCGGGGTCAGTGGCGTCGCCGCACATGAGCCGGTGGCGTCCAAGACGCCAGATGCTCCCGGCCCTGCTGACCGGCACGTCGATGGCCTCCGCCGCTGCATCCGGGTCGAAGTCATCCTCCTGGGCCTCCGGCGGTACTTCGGTCAGCTGGATCAGGTCTTCCAGGTCGGTGCGCTGGAAGCCGGTCACGCTGAAGTCGTAGCCCTCCAGGTCAAGCTCCACCAGGAGGTCTTTCAGCAACTGGTTGTCCCACTTGCCGGTGATCTTATTGAGGGCGGTGTTCAGGGCTTTCTCTTTGGTCTTGTCCTGGATGTCCAGGACGATGACCTCTGCGTCCTCGTATCCGAGATCCATCATCACTGTCCGGCGCTGGTGGCCCTTGATGATGGTGCCGTCGAAGTTGATCACGATGGGGTCTGCGTACCCGAACTCCAGGATCGACCTCTTGATGTCCTGGTATTCCTTGTCCTCCGGGGTCAGCTTCTTTCTGGGATTGTATTCAGCGGGC